TAGGTGGTGGAGATAATAATTATGCGTGTATTATATCTGATACACATGAAGGAACTGACGGACCTTCATTCGGTAACGTCGCATTATATGCTGAGTTAGACTCAGAAGAGTCAGGACATACAGGTCGTACTATCAATCAGATACCTGTAGACACAGGTGTTGACTTTGACTATAGTCAGACAACTGCTTTAATTAGTAAGGTCAGAGGACTGTTTACTAGATACATCTCTAAGACTATCACATGGTACTACAACGGGTCTATAAGTCAATCAGGAGGACAAGGTGTCACTAATGGAAGAATATACTGGGATACAACAGGAGTCACAGCTGGTAACTATTACTATCAATGTAGTGCTCACAATGACATGTATGGTACCATTTCGCTTACTGGATCAGGTGGTAGTGCCAAAAGATATTGGGACGTAACAGCGTCTGGTAGTAGCGACTATACTCTAACAGAAAAAAATGTAAACCTTATAACCAATACCTATAACTTTGCTGTCACTGCTAGTGGTAGTCAAGACTATATCATATCTGGTTCCGATAGATCTGGTTCAGTGAGTGGTAATGACCCCGCTATTGTAGTACAGGTTGGTGATACAATAAACTTTAATATGAATGCGGGTAGCAGTCACCCAACTGTTTTCAAGACTGTACAGGGAACTGGTTCAAGTAATCAGGTGTCAACAGGTACATATACAGGTGGTGGAGCATCAGCATCTGGTACTGTCAAGTGGATTACAACTGGCGTAACACCTGGCGTATACTACTATCAGTGTACTGCTCACAACAATATGTACAATACTATTACTGTTCAGGCAAATACCTCAGCAGGACAAAGTGGTAATGACGTAGGAATAAATGCTACAGTAGGTGACATTCTAGTATTCGATACTACAGCAGGATCTAGTCATCCACTGTATATCAAAACAACACAAGGAACTGGTACAGGTAATCTAGTAACCACAGGTAAAATAGGTGGTGATGGATTTGCTCACAATAGCACTCCAAGTTTAGACATAGGTGTTGACGAGTTTAAGAGTTATGCTAATGAAACATTTAACTCAGGAGAGGCATATACTCTTTCTGGTGATGACATATCAGGTACAGGACTGACATTCAATACAACGAGTGGTGTTCTATCTGGTACAGTCACATCATCCTATCAGGATTCATTCTATGACATTGCAGTTACAGAGGATAGTTCTGGAGAGGTAAGAAACTATAACTTCCATACTGTTGGTACAGGTGTTATCATCACGATTGGAGATCAACCATCTGATGTAACGATAGAAGCTGGAGCAGGAACCAACGCACAGTTTGGTCCTATTAACGCAAGTATATCTGACAGTAGTACTATCAACTACCAGTGGCAGTATAGTACAGGTGGTGCGTGGACAAGCATTAGTAGTCTAGGAGGACATAGTGGAGAGACATCAGATACACTTACTGTAGACGATCAGTACGCATTCAATGGATGGCAGTACAGATGTGTATGTAGTGCTAACTCAGCAGGATCTGATACAACTTCCAACGCTGCTACATTAACAGTAAACAGAGTAATAACAATATCAGGTCAACCAACACCACAGTCAGCTGTCGCACCAGCTGCTGCTACATTTACTATCACTGCTGCTACTGCTGATACAGCTACACTAGGATATGCTTGGGATAAATCAGAAGACAATACTGTATGGCACCAGATTGCGGGAGCAACTTCTTCATCATATGTAACTACTGCTACCACATATGATAGTGGTGGTACACCTCCAGCTTCCTTCAATGCTGACAATGGAGACTACTTTAGATGTAGAGTCAGTGTTGTTGGTGGTAATGAAGTAACATCTAGCAGTGTTCAGTTAACAGTTACAAGAACTCTAACAGTAGATACTCACCCACAAAATACTACAGGATCTGTTGGTGGCACTAGAAATTTCTCAGTTGTTGCTAGTATATCTGATGGAGATAGTTCTGACATCAATTACCTATGGCAGGTATCATTGAATGATGGAGCAGACTGGTCAAGTATTGGTGGAGCAACAAGTGCGTCATATACAACCCCAACATTATCAAATCAATATGATGAGTATCAGTATCGTTGTTTAATATCAGCAGCTGGTGCTTCAAACATATTCTCTAACGCTGCTACCTTACAGGTAGAAACAGTTACTGTATCTGTAACTGCTGATCCTAGTGACGCAACTAAGAATGAAGGACAGACTGCTACATTTACTTGTGCGGGTTCAGTACAGAACCAAGAAATTACTTCCCTACTCAACTCTTCCTTTGGAGTTGGTAACTGGGTAACACCTGCTGGTGGTGGAAACAGTGCTACAGAACAAACTGCTGCTGATCCAGAGCTATACAACTCAATATATTCTGACCACGCACCCTCAGTCACATACCAGTGGCAGAAGAAAGACGGTGGTAAAACAGTGGCAGTCACAGTTGGTGTTGATACCGTTGGTAGTCAGGCAACAGGTGTATTCTACTTTGATGGTGTAGAGAAACCATCTGGAGTTGAGTTTGAAAGAGGAGAGACATATATCTTTGATCAATCTGATTCATCTAATGCTACCTATAATACTCAAGAGCATCCATTGATGTTTAGTACTGGTCCTGATGGAGACCACAATGGTAGCGGACACTACATGATGGGTGTTACCTATAAGTTAGATGGTGTTACTAAAACTATGGCAGAGTATGTTAGTGGATTTGGTTCTGCTACTCTTAAGACAATAGAATGGATAGTACCTTCAAACGCACCCGCGACTCTTTACTATTGGTGTCACTACCATACAGGTCAGGGTAATAGTTTAACAACTACTGAAGAATATACTGACATATCTGGTGCTACTGGTGCTGTATATGTAACAGGAACATTGACATACGCGGCTAATCACAATGGTAGATATCGTTGTGTGTTATCTGCTGTGGGTTCTACATCGGACGCAACTACCAACCCTGCTCTCTTGACTGTATACAGAACACATCAAGTATCTGTACAACCAGTTAACGCAACAGGTAATGAGGGAGGCACATCTTCTTATACAGCAGGTGGTACAACATCCAGTGGTACTCATACATTCCAGTGGAGTAAATCTGACAATGGCGTAGACTACAATACTATACCAGGTGCTACTAATGCTACCTACACCACTCCAGCTCTAGTATTTGCTGATGATAATGATGACAGATTCAAGTGTACATTATCTCTAGTAGGTGCGGAAACAACTTTAGACACAACCTATGCTGTACAGACAGTTCTTAGAGTTCTTTCTATCTCTCAACAACCACAGGCACAGACAATTATTGAAGGACAGACAGCAACATATAGTATCACTGCTTCTATTACCAGTGGATCTATAAACTATCAGTGGCAGAGATCACAAGACAGTGGTGGTAACTGGTCTACTCTTGTTGGTGCTACAGCAGCATCATACACTACACCTGCGATGCCATTCCCAACGGTAAACAATCAGTATCGTTGTGTATTGTCTAACTCTAATGCTATATCAATTACATCAGACGCTGCTAACTTAACTGTTAATGAATCTGAGTTTGTAGAAGCAGCTGCTTCCATGACTGTCAATATAGACCCAACAACTAACTTGACATTCAATAGACAACCTACGTTTACTTCTGGAGCATTTGTTTCACAGTACGCAGGATCAGCACACGCAGCATCATACTGGTTGATTAAGAGAACAGCAGATAACGTGACTGTATATGATACTGCTACTATCACAGTTCCTGATCTATCAGGTGGTGATACTGGTAACTTGACTACATTCACAGTACCAGCTGGTACACTTGACTTCCAAGTAACTTATTCAGTTCAAGTCAAGTTTAAAGATAACGCAGGTTTATTGAGTAACTATTCAACTCCTGTAACCTTCTCTACTCCTGTAGTAGATCAACCAGATATACAAACTATTACACCCGCATTCAATCCTACAATCAATGTTCTCACTCCAGAGATCAAGACTGGATACGGACATAACTCTACTGACTGGCAGTTCTCAGCAGCAGAGACATTCACTGACATTGAACATCAATCGTTAGGAAACTCAACTAACTTACAGTCTTATACGTTACCAGGTGACGTTACACTGTTACCTACAACTACATATTATGTAAGGGTGAGATTTAACGTGGACACAATCTAATGGCAAAACCAAGTAGTAGAGCAACTCTAGCAGAGTATGCTTTAAGAAAATTAGGAGCACCCGTCCTAGAAATAAACGTCGATGATGATCAGATAGATGATCTCATAGATGACACCATGCAGTTCTTCAATGAGAGAGCTAGCGATGGTTATATCAGAACTTTCCTAAAGTATAAGTTTGATCAGGCAACAGTAGATGCCATGACCGAAGATACTACAGAGACTATAACACAGGTGGGAGCTAGAGCAGGAGAGTTTTTTACACAGAATAACTTCATCACCATGCCTGAGCATGTCACCTCAGTCATTAAGATATTTGATTTCACATCTAAGAATACTACTAACTTGTTTGACGTAAGATACCAGTGGAGATTAAATGATCTCTGGGATCTAACTCAGACTGAGATTCTTACATATGAAATGGTGAACAGAAGATTAGAAGATATATACTTCCTACTAGAAGGACAGAAACAGATAAGATTTCAGACAAGAGGAGACAGGTTATACATGGATCTTGACTTCAAGACCGATGTAAACGATGGAGACTTTATAGTATTTGATTGCTATAGAGCATTAGATCCATCATCGTTCACCACACTATATGATGACATCTTTGTCAAGAGATATATCACACAACTTATCAAGAGACAGTGGGGTCAGAACCTTAGTAAGTTCAAGGGTGCTCAGTTACCTGGTGGTATCACTATGAATGGTGATGAGATATATCAACAAGCACAGAATGAGTTAGATAAGATCGAAGATCAAATGCTAACTACTTATGAAATACCTCCTTACGATATGATTGGATAATGGCAAGAAACGTATTCTTCACACACGGTACTCGTAACGAGCAGTTCCTTCAGCAGAACCTTGTTGAAGAGTATATCAAGATGTTTGGTATGGATGTGTTATACATTCCTAGACAGATGATAGCAAAAGATAATGTCTTCAATGAAGAGGTAGTATCACAGTTTGATGACTCATATATTATAGAAGCATACCTAGAAAACTTTGATGGTTTCCAAGGTGGTGGAGATCTATTGACTAAGTTTGGTATAAGACAGACTGATGAGATAACTATGGTTATATCACAGCAGAGATTTAGTGATCTTATATCTCAGTTTCTATTGTTAGATCAGGACATAGAGTTAGGAGAAAGACCATCAGAAGGAGATTTAATATACTTCCCATTATCATCAAACTATTTTGAGATAAAATTTGTAGAGCATGAGGAACCATTCTACCAGTTAGGTAAGAACTATACATATAAATTAAAAGCAGAACTCTTCGAGTACAGCGACGAAGGTGGAGAGTTCTTTGCTGGCGACGACGAGATGATAGATACAGGTTACACTGTACAATACTACTATCTTGTTAATCCTGGTGAATCTGCTGCTGCGACTCCTCTCTTAGATGGAGATGTAGTATCACAAGCTATCGTCACTACCAATGGTAGTAAGTACAACTTCACTCCTAGTGTCACTGTTACAGGTGATGGCACAGGAGCAACAGCACATGCTGAAATGATAGTTGTCAACGTGGGTGGATCTATTCCTATAACCCCTGCTGTCTTAGATCCTACTGTGAAGAACGGTAAGATGGTTGGTCTTAAAATTTTAAATGGAGGTGCGGGATATGATGTATCTCGATCTAGTATTGATTTCACTGATCCTAGTAGTACAGGCTCCAAACCTGTGGTCGTTCCGACTTTTGACTCGAATGGTACGCTCACTAAAGTTGAGATTACCAATGAAGGGTCAGGCTATGACTCGGTTGAAAGGATAGTAATAGACAGTGCTGGTAGTGGATATACTACTGCTGGTTTTGTCATTGAGTCAGTCCCAGCTGGCTTAACTGGTAACTTCACTGATGGTGAATCCGTAACTGGAGGAACCACTGGTGGTACTGCTGTCATAGCAGACTGGGATAAATCAGAAGGCTGGTTGAAGTTAAAGTCACCAACAGAAGACTTCCAGATTGGAGAGTTACTTGTTGGTAATACAAGCGGTGCGACAATAACGATACATAGTTATGACGCAATGGCAACAACCGATACTAAATACTCTGAGTCTGTGACCTTTGAGACATTCGCTGATGACATTATCGACTTCAGTGAAGGCAATCCGTTTGGAATAGGAACATAACATGTTAGGTAATTACACATATAATAAAGTCATCCGTAAGTGTGTCATCGCTTTTGGTACTTTGTTTAATAATATAGAAGTTAGGAAAGAGACAGGAAATACAACCTATCAGAAGATGAAGGTTCCCCTTGCTTATGGTCCTAAACAAAAGTTTTTAGCTAGGATAGAGGGACAACCAGAGTTAAACAAAAAGGTTGCTATCACTCTACCTAGAATATCATTTGAGTTAGTAGGAATAACTTATGACGGTAGTAGGAAGTTAAGTCCTATTACAACTGATGTCAAGAAAGATGGTCAGAATATAAGAAAGATATTTACTCCAGTACCATATAACTTGGAGTTTAGTTTGTCTATACTATCAAAGACAAACGACGAAGCGTTAGAAATAACAGAGCAGATGCTACCTATATTTCAACCCTCATACAATGTCACGATTAAGATCGTTGATGAGATTAATGAGTATCGTGATGTACCAATAGTTCTCAACAGTTTAAACTATTCTGATGAGTATGAAGGTAACTTCGATCAACGTAAACTAACTACGATTGATGCGAACTTTACTATGAAAGCATACATCTTCGGACCTACATCCACAGGCAAACCAATCAAGAAAGCGAAGGTGGACTACAATACTGGTACTCCAAAAATACCACAACGTCGTGCTCAATACGTAGTAGAACCTACAGCTCTCCGTGATAAGGACAGCGATGGAGCAGGACTGACAATTACAGCACAAGTCAACAAGTCGGTGGCTACACTACCTGTTACAGACTCAACTGTATTCAACATCAATGACTACATTGAAGTTAACAATGAAGTTATGAAAGTTAAGACTAAGCCTGATGAGACATCTATCACTGTAATGCGTGGTCAAAATGCTACCACACAGTCTGCTCATGCGAGTGGATCAGTTATAGATATAATATCCGCAGCTGATACAGCATTACTAGATGGTGATGACGACTTCGGATTCAACGAAATGACTTCTTTCTATGGATAACAATTTCGGTGGTTTGGAAAAGGCATTTGATGTCGATGAACCCAAACCCAAAAAGACTAAATCTATCAGACCCAGTGAGGATCAGGTAACTGATGATCATGAGTATGCCAGATCAAACCTATACTCTCTCATAGAGAAAGGACAGGAAGCAGTCGATGGTGCTTTAGATGTAGCACAAGGTAGCGATCACCCCAGAGCATATGAAGTAGCTGGACAGTTGATTAAGCACGTCGGTGACGTTGCTGATAAACTTATGGCACTTCAGAAAACAACCAAAGAAGTAAAAGAAGAGAAAAAGAAAGGACCTTCTACAGTCAACAACGCTTTATTTGTAGGCAGTACCGCTGAACTACAGAAGATGTTGAAGAATGCTTCCAAGGATAAATAAGTAAGAACCAACTATTATTAACATGTCAGTATTAAAAGTAGTGCAGGATGGACCTACGGTGACCGTCGGTAGTGCTGCCAACACACAAAGTACAGCACTATCTGTAAAGACAGGTATCTATCGCTTCTCTGCTGAAGTCGCAAAGGGCGGTGCTGCCATACAGCTAGGTGGAGCTGCCAATGCCACTAACTCAAGTTTGTATCTAGAGAAAGGCGAAACAGTAATCGTCAAAGGTGACAGCCCAGTACGTATGGGTATCACAGGTGCTACGTCTGCTGATCCAGTAGTGTACACCATAGAAAGATCAGGTGGAAATCATAATCAAATCAAGGTAGGAGATTACGTTACAATATCTGGTGCTGCTACAGGAGCATTCAATCTATCTCACGTCGAGGTAACTGCGGCTACACCTACCACATTCACAATCGGTGGTACTGATGGTTCAGGTTTCGCTGCGTTTGGAACTGGTACTGCTGAAGTACGTAACTCAATGAAGTATGCTATAATGCCTAAGACTGCTAGTGGATCAACAGTTCACTGTACAGAGGTACAAGTAGTTGTATCATAATGTATACAGAAGCTGCTAGATTAAATGAGTATGGTAAGTACTATTACGTCGAGTTGGTTTGGCGTGGTAGAATGTATCGTGTTCAGATCTTCTTTCCATCGTTAGGTAAACCCCAACGTCAGCAAATCCAGAAACAAGCAAACAAAATCTATCCTGGTGCTAGAATACTATCATACGTAGAAGCTGGTAGAAGTAATGATCTGCCTATGCTTTTCGCACTGGACATAGACTAATGCAATTTCGCGAAAACGACATACTAGAACTCCTAGACATGTGTCGTACAACAGATAAATGTAGTGTACAACTTGTACGCAAGTTAGAAAACTACCTAGAACAATATTCTTGTGATGAAAGTTTGGCACGAACCTATCCCTCATACCCTTTTTAATAACTTAAAGCAGTCTTGCGAAGCGAGACGAATGGACGAAGACTGGAATTATAATGAGAAATTAGTTGGTGCTTTGAATCAACAATCATCTCTAACTCCTGTTAAGGGTTTGGAAGACTATCTTATTAAAACTTCCGAAAACATTTGGGAATACTTTTTTCAGACATGCCCACATCAAGGAGGGTTTAATCCTAATCATCTGGAACTCCGCGAGCTATGGGTAAACTATCAAAAACCAGGTCAATATAATCCTTACCATTGCCATCACGGTGTGGTAAGTTTTGTCATTTTTGTAGACATACCATACGGTGTGGAGGAAAGAAAAGACTTTGCTAGTGACGGTGGATTCCAACTAGAGGACAGACTGATCAATGTAGACAGGAAGTGGAACGGAGAGGTGCTTATGTTTCCCGCATCAACTCACCACGCTGTGTATCCGTACCACTCAACAAATAAGGAGAGGGTTACGGTAGCTGGAAATTTGTTCTGGAAAGTGTGCTAAATATATTAGCACCAGTTATCGCTATGTCTGAAGTACCAGAAGATCGCCTCACAGCCCAAATGGACTTTGAGGAAGATATGAGAGAGAACCCAGAGTTCTATAAATCTTATCTCTCTGCACACTGCCAAGAACCCCCACATTGGGATTACATCATAGACAAATGGGTTGCCTATGATCATGGAGTTACAATGTTCTTCGATAAAGAGGAAGAAGCACGTGATTGGTATACGCTAAATACCCAATAGTACAAGTAGTTAAACAATAGTAATGTCACTGACGATTCGTAGATTACCTGAACAGGATAATAACCTACTCAGACCCCCAACCAGTATAGCTCCTAACCAGAATGGTGACGTAGTATTAGAAGCAACTTCTAACACAGTCCTAACCATGAAGTTAAAGGGGACAGATGGTGTCGTCAGAAACTTTGACGTTGGTGGTGGAGGATCAACCATTGGTACGGAATATGATATCCGTGCTATCGCAGCATCATCTCCTGATGTTACATTTAGATTGACATCATCTTACTCAGTATTAGATGACATAACATTCAAAGGTAATTCGCAGCAAATTATATGCTCACGTGTAGACGACGATAATATACAATTCGCTTTCCCAACTGATGTCACAATGCCTAATGACTTGACAGTCACAGGTAACTTGACAGTTAACGGGACAACGACTACGGTTAATTCTACTACCGTTCAAGTAGATGATAAAAATTTAGAACTAGGTACAGTTGCTTCACCTACTGATGCTACAGCCGATGGTGGTGGTATAATCTTAAAAGGAACAGCAGACTATAGCATGCTATGGTCAAATACAAATGATGCTTGGACATTCAATCAGCATGTTTTTCCATCTGCTGATTCAACATATGAACTTGGTAGCAATCTAATCCGTTGGGCAAATGCTTACATGGATGCTGCTACTATTACTACCGTGACAGGAGCACTATCAGGAAATGCTACTACTGCAACTACTTTACAGACTGCTAGAGATATCTCAGGCGTTAGCTTCGATGGTGGAGCAGACATCACGTTGGTTACAGACAACGTTCAGGAGTCAGGTACACCCACAAATGTGTACTTCACAAACACTAGAGCGAGATCTGCGATTTCTATCACGGACTCTGGCGGTGATGGATCCCTCGGTTACGACAGCGGAACGGGAGTTGTTACCTATACTGGTCCTAGCCCCTCAGAAGTTAGAGCACATTTTTCGGGAGGGACGGGAGTTTCAATCGCGTCTGGATCAGTTGCCATAGGACAGGCAGTTGGTACATCTGATGATGTAGTCTTCAACCAAGTAACAGCAGCAGTTGTGGGTAACGCAACTTCAGCAACAACATTACAGACAGCAAGAAATATAAACGGAGTCTCCTTTAATGGAGCAGCAGATATCACACTAGATTTAGATGATATAGCAGAAGCATCATCTACACCTACAAACCTATTCTTTACTAACGAGAGAGTAGATGACAGAGTAGCAGCTCTACTTGTTGGTGGTACTGGTATCAATAAGACATATAATGATGTAGCAGACTCACTAACATTATCTGTAGACTTTACAGAGTTCACAACTGACAACGTTGTAGAAGGAACAACTGATCTATACTTTACTAATACTAGAGCAAGAGCTGCGGTATCCGTCACAGACAGTGGTGGAGATGGTAGTCTAGCATTTGACAATAGCACTGGTGTATTCACATACACAGGTCCTAGTGCTGCTGAAGTAAGAGCACATGTTTCAGTCACTGACTTAGGTGGTGACGGATCTATGTCTTATGACAGTGGAACTGGTGTTATAACTTACACAGGTCCTAGTCCTCTAGAGACCAGACAACATCTAAGTGGTGGTACAGGTGTATCTTATAACTCCGCATCAGGTGTAATTGCTATAGGTCAGGCAGTTGCTACTAACTCAGACGTTACCTTTGGTGAGGTAACTATCGGTGCTAGTGGTACAAGAAACTTACTAATACAGAACACTGACAACGTAGGTACAGTAGACACAGTTGCTAACATTACATTCAAGCACAGTGGTATTGACTTTACCTCTGACAGTATCGTTGCTGATGGTAATGACCTAGGACATATAGATTTTAGAAACAATGGTGGTACAAAGGTTGCTGCTATTGGATTCAGAAAGAGAAATACACAAACAAGCAAAGTAACATTTGAAGTTGACACAGACAACAGTGGTACACCTAACTTAGAAGTAGGTGACACTAACTTAGATCTACGTTCTACTAATATCTCACTAACTGGTACAACAACAGTTACAGGTAGTTCATTAGGAGTTACTCTTGATGATGCTTCAGAGAACGCAGGACCTGACTTCATAATTCAAAGAGACAGTGCTAGTGCTGCTACTAATGACTTACTTGGTTCTATTAAGTTTCAAGGTAGAAATACAAGTAACGGTGCTGACGTAGAGTTTGCTAAGATACAATCCAAGATTCACTTTGATACAGAGGGATCTGAGAGAGGACTACTACACTTCTCACTAATAGACGCAGGTTCATCTGTCAATACAATGACCATGCGTGGATCATTAGTTGGTCTAGGTGTAGACGAACCCGCAGGTCAGTTACACGTCAAGGGTAATGATACCACTGACCAAATAATTATTGAGAACGAAACAAATAGTTCTACTACAGCACCTGACCTTGTGCTATATAAATCTGGTACTATCGGGGTTGGTCATCAGCCAGGTAGAATTGACTTCAGAGGTAGAAATGCTAACAATGATGCTAACGTTACATACGCAGGTATCTTTGCTGAAGTTACAGGTACATCAAACCTAGCAGAGAATGGAGCACTTAAATTCTATACAGTCCAAGCTGGTACACTTAGTGAAGCAGCAAGAATTACCGAAGCTGGTAACTACAAGTTACAGCAAGATAAAGGTCTTGACTTTAGTAATCAGACTGCACTTCCTGGTAAGACTTACGAAGTTCTTGATCATTATGAAGAGGGATCATACGCGGCTACGCCTGAATTTGTTAGCACGATTAGAGCTGGAATGACAACAACCTCTACTGGTTACTACACTAAAATCGGTAGATTAGTACACGTAACTGCTAAGGTTACAGTTAATATCCAAGACGCATCATTGATTGGTGGTATACTTAAGTTGCCAATTCCTTTCCAACCTGCTCTATCAGCATCTGATAATGTAGTTCAGAGAGTGAACATGGATACATCCGCAACTCACTTCTTGAATACAGGACAAGCAATATTCTTAGATGACAGTAAAGATATGGTAGTAGCACACGCAGGATCACAGCAGCAGTGGATGGTATTACAAATACTAAACGCTGACTACCAGAGAGGATCAACTATCACAGCTGGTAACTGTGCCATTGGTACAGGAGCAATCTACTTAGACTTTACATATAGAGCAGCAGCATAATGCCTTCGTCCGTCCAAGACTTCTATCTTGGTAACCCTAACCTTAAAAAGGTAGGGACTGAAATTGAATTTACCCAAGATCAAATACAAGAGTTCCTCAAGTGTAAAGAGGATCCAGTATACTTTGCGATGAATTACATCAAGATTATATCTCTTGATGAAGGTATCGTACCATTTAAGATGTGGGATTTTCAGCAAGAGCTGATTAGAAACTTCCACGAGAATAGATTTAATATAGCAAAACTTCCTAGACAGACTGGTAAGTCCACTACGTGTGTGTCTTACCTTTTACATTACGCACTGTTTAATGATAATGTAAATATAGGTATCCTAGCAAACAAACTGTCAACTGCTAGAGATTTATTAGGTAGGTTACAACTTGCCTATGAACAGCTACCACTCTGGATGCAACAGGGTATAGTAGCATGGAACAAAGGATCAATGGAGTTAGAAAATGGATCTAAAATCTTGGCTGCGTCTACCTCTGCTAGTGCAGTCCGAGGTATGTCTTTCAACATTATTTTTTTGGATGAGTTTGCCTTTATACCTAATCACATTGCTGAACAGTTCTTTAGTTCTGTATATCCTACTATCACTTCAGGTCAATCCACGAAAGTCATAATCATATCTACCCCTAATGGTATGAACCACTTCTATAAGTTGTGGGTTGACGCACAAAAAGGTAGGAACGGATACATTTGGACTGAGGTACACTGGTCAAAAGTACCTGGCAGAGATGCTGCATGGAAAGAAACGACCATAGCAAACACTTCCGTAAGACAGTTCACTCAAGAGTTTGACTGTGAGTTCTTAGGATCTGTTGACACATTAATTAACGCAGCGAAGCTCCGTGTACTCACATATGATGATCCAATACACACCAATGGGTCACTAGATGTATATGAAAACCCTAAACCTGACACGGATTACATAGTCACATGTGATATATCCCGTGGTTTAGCACAGGATTATAGTGCCTTTGTAGTGATAGACATATCACAAGCTCCTTGGAAGTTGGTAGCAAAGTATAGAGATCATGAGATCAGACCTATGCTATTACCTAATGTCATCGCTGATGTGGCAAAAGCATACAACTATGCATACGTATTAATAGAAGTAAATGATATAGGAGAGGCAGTAGCACAACAGTTACACTATGATGTGGAGTATGAGAATGTACTCATGTGTGCTATGCGAGGTAGAGCAGGTCAAATAGTTGGTACAGGATTCTCAGGTGGTAAAACACAGATGGGTGTTAAGATGAGTAAGACTGTGAAAGCACAGGGATGCTCAAACCTTAAGACATTGATAGAAGACGATAAGTTAATTGTAAACGATTATCACATTGTGTCTGAACTGACCACATTCATACAGAATAAACAATCATTTGAAGCAGACGAAGGGTATCACGATGACCTTGTTATGTGTATGGTTATCTTCGCATGGTTGGTACAACAGGAGTATTTCAAAGAACTCACTGACCAAGACATCCGTCGTCGTATCTACATGGAGCAGAAGAATCAAATAGAACAGGACATGGCACCATTTGGTTTCATTCTTAATGGTGTAGATGATGAAGAGACTGTTGTAGATGAGAAAGGAGATGTGTGGTCACTTGAGATGGATGGTAGTGACAGGGATACCTCAAAATGGAACGCAGACGAGTATGGTGACGTTTCATATATGTGGGACTATCGGTAGAAAAGCTACTTTCTCTAAATATTATTAGACAAATTGAAATTATTCATCAGGAGTACCAAGCATGGCTAGCACACTTCTCTCACCAGGAGTAGTGATTCAGGAAAGGGATTTGACCCTTGGATCCATTGAGACTGTAGAAGTAAACGTAGGAGCAATAGC